GGCCAACTTCATTACCAGAATTTCAGATTCATTATTTAAGCGTTCGAGTCCTTCGAGCCTTACCAATCCATCTGAATGGCTTTATACGCTGCTTGGTGGATCAAAAACCCATGCAGGGGTAACCATCAACCAAGAAACAGCGCTTGCACACGCTGCTGTTTATGCTTGCTCAAAGGTGCTTTCCGAATCAGTGGCATCTTTGCCTCTTGAATTATTTCAGTTTCTTGATAACGAAACAATCAAGCTGACAAACGATTCAAGGTACATTCTTCTTAATTCTGAACCTTCAGAATTATATTCCAGCTACGACTTTCGCGCCACTGCCATGCTGCACCTTTGCTTGCATGGCAATTTTTACGCGTATATTATCCGTGACGGAAATCGGCGACCGATTGAGTTGAGGATTATTGATCCATCACACGTTACCCCAGGACTTGACCCAGAAGGCAAGTTATGGTACAAGATCGTCAATATGGCCATACCGTCAAGGCCAGAAAATATACTGCATGTTAAAGGCCTTTCAACTGATGGGATCATAGGCCGTTCACCGATTCAGATATTCCGTGAAAATATCGGACTGGGCATTGCCACCATCGAAACACAAGGCAGCTTGTGGAAAAACGGAATGTTGTCAATGGGATACTTGAAACACCCATTGAAAATGTCAAGTGATCAGGTTATTGACATCCGCGAAAATTTCCGATTGAATTACTCAGGAAAAGAGAATGCAGGAAAGATGCCCGTATTGCAGGGCGGCATGGAGTACATACCGCTGACGCTGAAACCGTCAGACGCAATGTTCATCGAAACAGCCAAGTTGTCACGGCAGGATATTTGCAGCATTTACCGGGTGCCGCCTCACATGATCGGAGACTTGGAGCGATCCACAAACAACAACATTGAACATCAAAGCCTTGAATTTGTAAGGGATACCCTCCGTCCGATTCTTAAGAACTGGGAACAGGAGTTAAATAGAAAAATGCTTTTTCAGGGCGAAAAGACAAATAAGTTTTTCAGATTCAATGTTGATGCACTGCTTCGCGGAGACACGCAAAGCAGGGGCGAATACTTTACCCGCGCATTGGGTGGCGTTTCTAATCCGGCATGGATGACACAAAACGAGATCCGCGCGATTGATAATCTTAATCCAATTGAAGGAGGCGACATACTATACAGTCCTTCGATGAACGGCATGGGTATTCAGCCATTGCCAGCAGAAACAACACCAACCACCGACACGAATAACGTAACGGATACACCGGACAATAACAATACCAACAATAACACCGATAACAATGGCAACGACAATCAACAAACAGACAGCAATCAAGGAGCATAGGGATTGCGTTGGAGGCATTGAGGTTCGCCAGTCTGGTGACACCAATACGCTGCACGGCTACGCGCTTAAATTCGATGTACAGTATGACATGGGTTGGTTCACGGAATCAATCAGTCGTTCGGCATTAAAGTCGGCAGACATGACAGATGTGCGCATCCTGTTCAACCATGATCCAAGCCTGATACTTGGCAGAACGACATCAGGAACGGCAAGCGTTGGAGTTGATGACACTGGCCTGTGGTATTCCGTTGACATTCCTAAGTCGCCAAATGGCGAAAACGTAAGGGTAGCGCTTGAACGCGGAGATATTACGCAATCTTCATGGGGTTTCTATCTTGATTCTTCATTAGGTACAGTGTCAGATGTATGGGAAATGCGAGACGGCAAGCAGCACAGGACAATCACATCGGTAGGTAGGGTTGTTGACGCTTCACCAGTCACATATCCTGCAAACCCTGACACATCGGCTGCAAAAAGAAGTTTCGAAGAACAGGCTAAGCCAACAGGCCCAACACCCGAAGAAATACAAAATATTTGCATTAAACGCCTTCGTATCATCGAATTGATGGAGGCTTCTAACCAATAAACAGTAAATACAAATGGTAACTGGTATTCAAAAAGTGTATGACGAACGTGCGAAAGTCGTGACACAAATGAAAACCTTGGTTGAAGCCTCAGCCAAGGATGCTCGCGCAATGACAGCAGACGAGAACACGCAATATGCGAAACTTGACGCTGATTACGAAGGTTTCACCGCAACAATTCGCGCCTATGAAACGGCAGAAAAACGTGCAAACGAAGGTGCTGCAAAGCATTTCGGTTCACCAGAATACACAGTGAACACAACCGCTGCTAAGGACGACCGAGGCAAAGACAAGGACTACGAATCCACCTTCGAACAGTACTTCCGGTATGGCGTTTCTGGCCTTACGCCAGAGCAGCGCAGTATGATGTCCGAAAAAAGAGGAACCTCTACCCAAGTAGTTGGCACAACTACGCTTGGCGGCTACACCGTTCCACAGGGATTTGTACCTGAAATTGAACGCGCCATGTTGGACTACTCTGGCATCCTTCAGGCTGCACGTGTAATCCGGACGGCAACAGGTAATGCACTGCCTTGGCCAACCGAGGACGACACTACAACAAGCGCCATTCTGGTGGCTGAAGCCGCAGGATTCACAGTTGCAGACCTGACCTTCGGGCAGACTTCACTGGCTGCTTACAAGTACGGTACCGCTGCTAAAATTAGCTGGGAACTGTTGCAAGACAGCGCATTCGACATGGCCGCAGAACTTGCCAATGTATTCGGCACTCGTTTTGGCCGAGCCGTAAACAGTTCCTGCACAACCGGAACCGGATCTTCACAACCAAATGGCGTTGTAACCGCTTCAACTCTTGGAAAAACGGCAGCATCTGCAACAGCTGTTACCTTCGCCGAAATCCTTGATCTGAAACATTCCATTGATCCGGCATACCGCGCATCAAATTCATTCGGTTTCATGTTGAATGACGCGATCCTTGCTGTTCTGAAAAAACTGACCATCGGCACATCTGATGGCCGTTCCTTATGGATGCCTTCCTACGTTGCTGGACAGCCTGACCGGATTGATGGTACGCAGTACTGGATCAATCAGGGCATGGACAGCGCAATGACCACAACGAAGAAGATCCTGCTTTGTGGCGACTTTTCCAAGTACATCATCCGTCAGGTTCAAGACTTTACGGTATTGCGCCTTGACGAACTGTACGCAGCCAATGGCTTGGTAGGTTTCCAAGGTTATGCCCGCTGGGATGCAAACTGCATCAACACAGCAGCAATCAAGCACTTGAAACTTGCGTAATTGTGAGGATCTTAATGATTGAATCAGTTGCAAGCATTGAGTTCCAATATGCGAAAAGCATGGAATACGATGCAACAGAAGAAGTCGCAAAAGATTTGATAAAAGCAGGGTTCGCCGTAATGGTGAACCCTGCTATTCAAAAGGCGATTTATAATAATTCAGAAAAACAAACAAGGAAGAAATGACACAGGACGCGCAAAGATTAAGCCTAAGACCGCCAGTCGTTGAGATGGAATGGTACAGAGGTGCTACTTTGCCCATTGTAGTCATTGGAAAAGATGAAGACGGTGTTGTTGTTAACCTTACCGGAGCAACAGCAAGAATGCAAGTCAAGAATGCCGCAGGAACCGTAGTGCTTACACTTCAAACTGGTGGACTTGGTATTGTATTGACTGCACCAACACTGGGGGAATTGACAATCAGCCCTGAGTCAGTTGGAACAGGAACACTAACGCTGGGCAACCTACTGTATTATGATCTGAAGGTTACGCTTGCAGATACAACGGTTTATCCTTGGTTTAGGGGGACTATCACGCTAATTGACAAAATTACAAGCTAATGACTATCAATGTCGCGGTATCAAGTCGGGTTGTCAATATCACCTTTCCGAGATCACTTCATGGAGATGTGCAGTATTGGCTGGATGCACTTGCACTGTACGACAGCGATGAAAGCGCAAAGGCCGCAGGGTTAACAATTGGCAGTTGGTACTTAACAGCTTATAATCACATATCAGCACCTGGAGGAATTCCAAAAAAGATACAAGTATGACAAGTCAGGATACTTTCACAGGTGTAACAATAACCAAGTCTGCAAACCTTCCTGTTGCATTCGATGACGTTCGCAGACAATTGCGACTTGACGACATTGCGCAAGATGACGAGTTGATACAGTTGTACGTATCAGCAACCTGCGACCAAATAGAAAGGCTATATTCTGTTGCAATGTTGACTCAGACAATTGTGGAGACACATTCGCAGTTTCCAGAAGTCGGAGACCAAGCAATCAGCCTATCAATAAGACCAGGGCTTTCCATTACGTCAATACAGTACATTGATTCCATCGGAGTCACAAGAACGATCAATCCTATTGCTTACCGATCTTACGCCAACAGCCGTTCATTTGTAGTTATGCCCACATACGGTTACGAATGGCCGATTGATCTAACTGTACAGCATGATGCCGTCAGAATCACATACACAGCAGGACATGGAGACACCCCGGCAACCGTGCCTGCTGCGATGAGACTTGCCATATTAAACATAGTCGGTAAGATGGACGCAAACCGCGAAGACATGGTACAGGAAAAAATAAACGCATCCGATATATTACTGCTTCCATTTTTTCAATTCAGATCATAATGGCGACAAAGAAAACAAACATAGGACAGCTAAACCAAAGGATAGCGATTCAACAGGAAACTGCAAGCCGTGGGGATTTTGGACAGGAGATATTAACTTGGAGCGACTTAACATCGTGTTGGTCATTGGTAGAATTTTCAATGGCAGGATCAGGCGAAGGAATAGCAGCAGATCAGATAGTTGTAACAACAAGGGCAGACTTTACCATCAGGCAGCGCAATGACATTGATGAGAAAATGCGGATTG